GTAGCTGGTTCACTATTGACACCAGTAAAACCATCAATGCGTCTGGCCAATACGTCTACTTTTACAGTGGGAGGCCTGCATCTAAAATCCGCATGAGAATAGCGTCCATTTCTTCTGGAACGGTATCGCTCACACCCCACATTGTTGCGGCTTACCACGGTTAATGGGTACTCGAATCATCAGCGGCTTCTGTACACACCTCGAAGTGGACTCCGAAAGCCGCACCACCGAAGCATCATTTGCCTTTATGACACCGCAAGATCCCGAAGATTTTGCGGGGCTGATGGTGCGTCTTGCCAGCGGCATCGAAGTAATGATCGAAGTTGAGGACGAAGATGGTTGAGTATCGCGGCGAAAAATTCAGCGGCTACAACAAACCAAAACGCACCCCAAACCACGCAAATAAAAGCCATGCGGTGCTCGCCAAAGAAGGCGACAAAGTAAAACTGATCCGTTTCGGCCAACAGGGCGTAACAGGCAGCCCAAAAAAGGAAAACGAAAGCGAATCTTCTCGAAAGCGCCGCGAAGCATTTAAGAAACGCCATGCCGCTAATATCAAAAAAGGTAAAATGTCCGCCGCTTACTGGGCAAATCGCGAGAAATGGTGACTAAGTGACCTATTCAGTTCCCGGCCAAATCCGCACCCACCTTGTAAGTTCCAACACTCTTGGTGGAGCAGACAGTCCGTTCACCCGCACGCAAGCGGTGTTGGACATGATGAAGGGCTGGGAAATCATGAAGGCCGTGACCCTTGGCACGGAATACCTCCGCGAAAACAGCGAAGCCTTCCTACCAATCGAGCCCCGCGAGGACTACACCGCCTACCTAGCCCGCGTAAACCGCGCAGTATTTTCACCCTTTACCCAGCGCCTGGTGCGTGCTGCTGCAGGACTAATTCTGCGTAAGCCGATCAGTTTGGTAGGCGACCCATACTGGACTGATATTTTTGCAAAAGACGTTGATGGTTGCGGCTCAGACCTAGACGAGTATGCCCGCCGCCTGCTGCTGTGCTCATTAACCTACGGCCATTGTCACACGCTGGTAGATTTCCCCGCACCAACGGGTGCCCGCAGCCTTGCAGAGGAGCGCGAACTTAACCGCCGCCCATACTGGATCGAAATTGACCCAGACAACATCTACGGATGGCGCCTGGACCGTGAAGTCAACTACGGCAATTTAATACAGGTACGCATCAAAGAAAAAGCAGTAGTACCTGACGGCGAATTTGGCGAAAAAGTATACGACCAGATCCGTGTTATCGAGCCCGGCCAATACCGCATCTACCGCCAGGTCGAAACCAAAAAGGACATGCAGGGAGGCTTCCCATATCCAAACGCCTTCGACGCAACGGACGCCACCTCAGATTACGAGCTAGTGGAATCAGGCGACTACAGCCTGGGCCAAATCCCCCTAGTAACAACCTATGCAGGCAAGACCGACACGCTTACAAGTAAGCCGCCCTTACTTGACATCGCATATTTAAACCTGGCCCATTTCCAACGCCAGGCCGATTTAATCCACAGCCTGCACATCGCAAGCCAGCCAATCCTTGTCCTCGAAGGCTGGGACGACCAATCCAAAGACGTAGCTGTAAGCGTCAACTACGCAATGGCCAGCCAACCTGGCAACAAGGTCTACTACGTCGAACCAGCCGCGAACGCATTTGAAGCACAGTCCAACGAAATCCGCGAGCTACAGATGCAGATGGCCACTCTGGGCATCAGCACATTAAGCCAGCAAAAGTTTGTTGCCGAGTCTGCCGACGCCCGCCGCCTGGACCGTGTCGATACAAACTCAATGCTGTCGATGGTATCTCTCGACTTGGAGCAATCCCTACAAAAGGCGTTCAATTTAGCCGCCGATTATGTAGGAATCGCCCCACCAGAGGTAAGCATCAGCCGCGATTTCGACATCGACCGTTTAATCGGGCAAGACGTAACCGCGCTGACGGCACTGTTCGACCAAGGTGTCCTGGGGCGCGACGAATTCCGTCAAATCCTTGTCCAAGGTGAAATCCTTCCCAGTGCCGGCGAAGAACAAAGCGGTCAGGCCGAAGCTCAGGAAAGCGAGTCCAACCCAAGCACGGACCAGATGGAGCGGTTTATTCAAGCGCTTACCGAATAAATAATGGCCTCTCAGCCCGAACTAACTTTGGCGCAACTGGCGGCTCTTGTAAAGCTGTCAAAAAAGCTGCGCCAAGTCCGCAGTTTACTTTCAGGCGAGGGTCCACCAACAGACCAGGGCGATCCAGGCGACTGGTACATCGACACCAAAACGAAGCAACTTTACGGTCCACGCACCAGGGGTGGCTGGACCGGCACCGCTGTCGGCCTTGGAACGAAAGACCCCAAAGGCAACATACGCAACACGCAACTAACAATTAGCGGTAACCAAGCCCCAGCCGCCAAGGGAGACCAAGGCCCCGCTGGTGCCGCCGGACCTGCTGGCCCCGAAGGTCCTACTGGTCCAGCTGGTGCAACAGGCCCCGCCGGCCCTACAGGTGCGACCGGTCCTATAGGTGCCCAGGGTATTCAGGGTGAAACCGGCGCTACAGGCGCTCAGGGCGTCCAGGGTGACACCGGACCCGCAGGCCCCACAGGACCAACCGGAACCACTGGAGCCACCGGCCCAGCAGGCGCTACAGGACCAGCAGGCGCCACCGGCCCCGAGGGTCCACAAGGCCCTCAAGGTGACGAAGGCCCCACCGGACCACAGGGCGCTACAGGCAACGCCGCAACCATATCAATCGGCACCACAACTACAGGCGCCGCTGGAACGAACGCAACAGTAACCAACAGCGGCACAAACAACGCTGCGATTTTAAGTTTCACGGTCCCACGCGGCAGCGACGCAGTTTTAACCGCTGGTGGGGGCATCGACATTACGGGCGGCGTTGTATCCGTCGATGAAGTGGACGAGGGAACTTATTAAGTTCTTGTAAACTACACAAGTAGACTAAACAAGTACATGGAGTACGCCTACATGGGTAAGTCACTAGAGAAAGTTACTAAGCCTGACGGTTCCGAAGTATGGGAACTCGTCGAGCTACGTGAACAGCAGCCTGAACCCGAGGTATGCAAAGCTGTTCGTAAGCGCAAGCCATCAAAGCCTGCGGAAGACACCCCTACCACCACTTTTGACTTCTGACTATGGAAGAGCACGTCATCCAGGACACGCCCGTGGCGAGTTCTGACCAGCCCGTGGCTGCAGCCGACACCGCTCCACAGCAACCAGACCCTGCGCTTGCTGTAAAAGCCGAATACGAGACCCAGCTTGCCGCCTTAAAACAGCAAGCAACTGAAGCCGAGGAACGTTTCCAAGGCATCAAATCCAAGCTGGACGATGTCTACAAAAAGCAGGACGACCAGCGCAAACAAACGCTGGAAGACCAAGGCCAATGGAAGGATCTTTGGGAGGAAGCTAATAAAAGCGCCCAAGAAAAAGACACCCAGATCAGTGCATTGGAACGTCAACTGGCGGATCTAAAGGTCTCCAATGAAGAGGCGTCCATGCGCACAAAAGCTTTATCAGCAATCAGCCAAGCCGGTGCCATCAACGCCGAGCAGATGCTGCTACTGGTACAAAACAACCTGCACAAAAAAGACAACGGCGACGTTGTAATTTTGGACAAAGGTGTCGAACAAGATATTACTAACTACCTGGGCAATTTAAAGAACCCCGGTTCAGGTTTTGAGCACCACTTCAAGCCCAGCAGTGCCGCTGGCATGGGAGCCAAGCCCACACCAAATTCTGTTATCGCCCCTGGAATGGCCAATCCATTCAAGGCCGGTAGTATTAACATAACGAGACAAATGCAACTAAAAGCAGAGGAGCCTGAACTTGCAGCTGTGCTGGAAAGGGAAGCTTCTTTGTAGCCCCGGTGGGGCTTGTCTCACCAAGTCCGTGGCTTGGACCCCGCACACACCTTTAACGTTGGTTTTCTAAGATGGCCGCACCATTTCAGAATTATTCCGGCGGTGTCCTACTCGCGGACATCGTAAAGAGGAATAATCTCAGCACCTATGTGTCTGAGGCAGTAAAAGAGCGCAGCTTGTTCATCAAGTCTGGCGCTGTTGTCCGCAACCCATTGCTGGATGCCCGCGAAGGCGGCACCCGCATCCAGGTGCCCGAGTTCAATCCAGTATCTCCAACTGAGGAGATCATGGACGGTACAGCTACGTGGGGCACAAGCACCGCTGGCTACCTGACTCC